CACCTCCGACCACACCTGCTCCACCTCCGCCCACACCTGCTCCACCTCCGCCCACGCCTGCTCCACCTCCGCCTCCTACGACGGTCCCGCCAACAACTGCGCCCCCTGCTCCACCTCCGCCTCCACCTCCGCCTCCGCCTCCGCCTCCGCCTCCGCCTCCGCCTCCACCTCCGCCTCCTACGACGGCCCCGCCAACTACGGTCCCGCCAACTACGGTCCCGCCAACTACGGCTCCGCCAACAACTGCGCCACCGGTTACTACGGCTAAACCAATTTCCACTACCGGTACGACCGGCACAACGGGCACAACTCCGTCAGGTTTAGCTGCACTTCCGCAAGCTCGTGAGGCACAATACAAAGACCTACTTGCAAATGTGCCGGAACCCGATCTGGAAACTCCGTTCTATAAGGCATGGAAACGGCAGCAGGCAGAGAAGCAACGCGAATGGCAGCAGAGAAACCAAGGGGAGCAAGTTGAGCAACCTGCACCGCCCCCCGCCCCAGAACAACGGAATGTGCCTGGACCCCGTGCAGTGGCTGAAGCCCCCGCATCACAACTAAGCTCCGCTGAACAAGCCCTCGCAGATCTGATGCGTCTCTTGGGCAGGTAACCCCAAAATTGAGGACAAGAAATGTCTGACCCTAATGATACCGAAAGCGTTGCCGTCTGGGATGAAGACCTCGGCAAGTGGGTTGACCAGCAATCAGGCACTGTGGGGGGTAACGAAGATACCGGCCTGCGGTCTCCAACATACTGGGACCAACTTACGTCGAACATGGATAATTTCTCATGGAACGACATACGTAAACTTTTTACCGGTACTTCTCCTTTCGGCGCTGCTGGGCAGATCGCTGGATTGGCGGGGCTTGGCGGACTTCTAGGGGCGTTCAAAAGCAGCAAGCCCCCCGGCTACCGTGGGGGTATCCCCTCGTTGACCGCCACTCGGTCCCAGATTGCGCAGCCTGTACCCGCTGCGGGTTCTCCCGCACGTAGGCCCGGTAGTGCTGGACGCCGGTATTTCACCGATGTCACCTATGCGCCGACTGTGGCTCCCACTTCTGGAACTACGGGGACTTCTGGAACTACGGGGACTTCTGGAACTACGGGGACTTCTGGAACTACGGGGGCTCCTGGGGATACCGACGCCGAGTACAAACAATCATCAGGTGCCGCTCAAGGTGGGCTGATGGGGCTTGCCCGAGGTGGCAGGGCTCTACCTCCTCGATACTTGCGCGGGGAGACAGACGGTATGGCGGACAAGATCCCAAGCTCCATCGACGGCAAGCGTCCCGCCAAACTAAGTCATGGTGAGTTCGTCATCCCGGCTGATGTGGTCTCCCACCTTGGTAACGGTAATTCCGATGCAGGTGCCAAGATCCTCTACAAGATGATGGACCGGGTGCGGCAGGCGCGTACGGGAACCAAGAAGCAAGGTAGGCAGATCAACCCGGCCAAGTTCACTCCTGGGGGTATTGCTGGATTTGCCGAGGGCGGTGCGGTTGCATTTGATGCAGGTGGATTGGCTGGGGACACCAGCACAGAATCGAATCTGTCTGCATATATCGGACCCTATGTAGCGGACTACATGGGGAAAGGGCAAGCACTTGCCGCTACACCGTATCAAGCCTACACCGGCCCCCTGACGGCAGGTCCCTCGGCACTGCAGAGCAAGGTTTCCACTGGGCTGGAAGGTTTGTCGTTCCCCGGGCAGCTCGGGCAGACGTTCTCTTCTACCGATGCTTACCAACTTCCTACCATGACTTCTACGGGAGTCACTGGGCAACAAACTGGTCCAGGCGGCATCGCCTCCCAGTACATGAACCCATACCTGCAGGCGGTGCTGACTCCGCAGCTTGAGGAAATGCGCCGTCAAGGGGATATCTCTCGCACCAAGCTCGGCGCTAAGTTTGGTGGGGCTGGCGGTGCTGGGGCGTTCAGTGCTATGGGGGGTGGACGACAAGCAATTGAATCCTCCGAGCTTGAACGTAACCTTCTGCAAGAGCAGAACAAAGCAATCGGCACCGGGTATGCCAACGCCTACGACCGGGCGATGGGGCAGTTCAACACCGAGCAAGGCCAAGCCAAGACCCTTGCGGACATGATGTCTGGTATGGGGAGAACACAGCGCGATATCGAATCCGAAGGTATCGCAGCGGATCGTGCTCAGTTTGAGGAGGAGCGTCTCTTCCCCTACAAGCAGTTGCAGTTCCAGCAAAGCCTCATTCAGGGCCTGCCCGTAAGTACGCAAACCACTTCTGAGGCTACGACGGGTCTGGGGCAACTATCTGGTACGTTGGGGGGCCTGATGGGGTTGGCCGATCAAATCAAGAAGTTGTTCCCGAACGGTTGAGGTCACATATGAACGGCATCGAATCTGTCATCCAAGCTGGTCAGCCTCCCCGTGCGGCGTCCGCCAATGTGCCGAAGCCCCTGCAAGACTTGATGGGGTTGGTTAATTACCTGATGTCCCAAAAGCAGGGGGGCGGTTCGCCAACGCCTTCTGTGGCCGAGGGGATAGCAGCGGCAGCGGCGCAGAATATGGCCCCTGATATGGGGGCAGCAGATGAAGGTATGTCGGAGCCTGATCTTCAGGATGTCCGTGACACTGCCCTACCTGCGATGCGTCAAGAAGAGATGCAGGACCAGCAAGCCATGCAGCAGATGGCGCAGCAGATTCAGCAGCAAAACCGCCCTCAAGGTATCACCAGCTTGGAGCCGGATATCGTCCCCCTGCGTGCTGGCGGGATTTTGGGTTACGACGATGACGAACTCGGGTTCGCTCCGGGCGGTCTGACGCCTGAGTTTGCGGGAGCCGAAGGGGTTGCGTATTCTGAACCTCCCAGTAACGAGCCGCGTGTTGAAGCATACGGCCCTGGGGGGAAGAAGGGTATGTTCACCGCTGCCGAGCTTCGGCAGATGGGTTACCCAGAGGAGGAGATTAAGAGGCGTTTTGCTTCTCAAGCTCCAGCAGCGCCTTCGGCACCTGCCGCTGCGGCCCCGGCTCCGGCAGCGCCCATGAAGATTACTCGGGTGCCCAATGCCCCCGGCGCGGCCAAACCTACCACTCCCGCGATGCCCGCTGCTGAGCCGCCGGATGTAAACCCTTACGCAAAATACGTTGATGACGCGTTGAAGAGGCAGTTTGACCAACAGGCCCCCACGCAAACAGGGATCAACGCCGACATGGATGCGGCGCTCAAGGCTGCTGGTATTACCGGTCCCGCAGGGCAGAAGCTGGAGTCTGGCATCAAACAACTTCAGGAGATGTACAACAAGCAGGCGATGACGCATGAGGAGGAGAAGAAGGGTCGTGCTATGCGTGGGCTGCAGGAGTTTCTCCTTGCTGGGGCTCGGGGCGGAAAGGCTTGGCAGAACTTGGCAAACGCCGGGCGCGGTGGCCTCGCCTATGAAGATCGTATGAAGGCCCAAGACGCGGCGTTCAACAAGCTGCGAAATGAACAGCAGGCGATCATCATCAAGATGGAGTCCACTATAGAAGAAGCCCGCCGCGCCGAGGCTATGAACCGGTTCGACCTCTATCAAAAGAAGATGGACGAATACCAGCGCCTGCGTAAAGCGTTCGACAACAACCAGATGCAGTTGGCAGGGCAAGCGTTCCAAGTTGCTGAACAAGCAGCTACGCGTCGGGAAGCTACCACTGCTCGGAAAGAAATCGCCAACCAGCAAGCACAGTTGCGTGCGGCCCTCGCGGCGAACAAAGGTATCGGTGGGATCAAGCCTCCGTCGATGCGTGATGAGTTGGCCCTACGGCAGGATGTCAACTCCAAGTTCTTCACGGGGGCGGTCACCCCTGAGATGCGTGCTTACTTGAACCGCAGTGAAGACGGCAAGCGCGTGCTGAACGATATTGCCAACGGGCGCATCAAGTACGATCCTAGAACTGGCTGGGGCGCAGCAGAATCGGCTATTAACCGCGCTGCAGAGATGTACAAGCGCGACATCCTTGGTTCCACTGGGCGTGATTCTGGGATAACCTCCGTAGAGCAGGCAATGCGTGAGCTTGGAGGAGCCCAGTGAAAGTAGTCCAGATACCCAACTATGGGCCTGTATCGTTTCCCGACTCCACACCGGATGAAGTAGTACAGGCTCAGGCACAGCGGCTTGCCGCTCTTGCAGAACAAAAGTTTGGGTATCGTCCGGACTACCGGGAACTGGGACTGGGGCAGCTTATCAAGGGCGGCTTTGGCCGCGCTGTGTCTGGCCTGGGTAGTACCGTCACCGACCTGATCCCCGCACTCGCGGGGTCTCTCGTTGGTAACGAGGCTTATGCTCGGGAACAACTTGCGGAAGCTCAGGCCAAGCAACAAGAAGCCGAACTCAAGTACCCCACCGCGTTCAAGTCGTTTAGAGATATTCGCGGTGCGGGTGATCTGCCTGGATACATAGCGGAGTCTCTTGGCGAACTGACTCCAGACATGATCGCCATGCTTACGGGTGCAGGTGCATCTGGAGCGATTGGTAAGCGTGTAGCGACCAGCGGGTTGGAACGTCTTGCTGCGGAGAAAGCCGCACAGACCGCCGCCACACGCGGGATGTCTGAAGACGCGGCGAAGATCTACGCCGAGAGACTCGCGGCACGCGCTGCTGATCGTTATGGTGCAGAGGTTGCGGCTAGGGGGGCCTCACGCGGAACCAACATCGGTCTCGGCACCGCGTCGTTGGGGTTGAATGCCCCAAGCACATTTCAGGGCATCTTTGAGGAAACGGGTAACCTTGCTCCGGGTGTCGCAATTACTTTCGGTGCTGCGCAAGCTGCGTTGGATTCGATCATCCCTGCGCGTTTGTTGGGGCAGTTCTCCCCTGCCGCCCGTGCCAAGGTCGCCAATGAACTCATTCAGCAGTCCACGATTGTTCCTCAGTCGTTGAAGGTAAACATCGCCAAGGAATTGGCGAAGACTGGATTGGGCGAAGCCGCGACGGAAGGTGCGCAAGAACTTCTTGGTATCTTGGCCGAGCAGACTGCGGGTGCCACAGGAGAAGTATTCAGCCAGAAGAACATCGACCGTATCCTCAACGCCAGCATCAAGGGGGCGATTGGTGGCACTGCGTTCGGTGCTCCCGGTGCAGTTGCGCAAGCACAGCGGCAGAAGTCTGAGGCTCAGCGAATCTTGGACGAGCGGGCTGCGGCGGAACAACCCCCCACGCCTGAAACCCCCGTTGCCCCTCCGGCACCTCCTGCCATTGAGCCGCCCGTTACTCCCGAAGCTCCCGTTACTCCCGAAGCTCCCGTTACTACTGAAGCTACTGCCCCCGTTACTACTGAAGCTACTGCCCCCGTTACTACTGAAGCTGCGGTTACTCCCGAACCTGCCCCCGCTGCGGAAGCCGCCCCTCCCGGTGCGCCCGAAATCCCTCCGATGGATGCGTGGCCTGTCCGTCTACTGGAAACCACACTGCAACATCAGTTGGCCAAGCCTCCAGAGCAACAAAAGTCGGATCTGATTCAGGCGGTCCAAGCCGAGCTTGATAAGCGTAAGGCTGCTGCCCCTCCGGAAGGACAACAAGATGCTGCTGGACAACCTACCCCTCCCGTTGTTGGAGAGGGCGTTTCAGTACCTGTGCAACCCGTTGGAGAAGCAACCCCCGCAGGAGTTGTCGCACCTGAACAACCTTCAGTGGTACGCCCTGCAGAACCTCCTCCAAGCCCTGCTATGGGAGAGGGAGTTGCACCCCCTGCAGTAGAAGCCGCCGCACCGCCGCCCCCTGTCACACCTCCTCCCCCACCGCCTGTTGCGCCCCCTGTTGCGCCGCCTGTCGCTCCCGCTGGCCCGGTAACCCAGGAATCCCTCCTTGAGGACCTGCGTCGGATCAATACGCGCAAGGGTGAGTTGATGACCGCCGATGGGCGGGAACCGTTCCGGCCACGACAAGGCAAGGCACCTTCACCTGCACGTGCAGAGTACGAAGCGATTGAGGCCGAGCTTGAACAGAAGCTCAAGCAGTGGAAAGAAACTACTGGGTACGACTTCGACCCCTCGCTGCTGACCGCACCTACCCCTTCTACGCCTAAATTTACACCCCAACAAATGTTGGAGCGTGCAGAGGAAGCACAGCGCAAGGCCGATGAAGCTGCTGCACCTCCCACTGAACCCGCGCCACCTATAGAAAAAGTTGCCCCACCTACGGAAAGCGATAAAAAATCTGCGCCAGCTATAGAAAAACCCGCGCCGCAGACTGAAAAGAAGGAAGCCAAACCTGCACCGGAAGACGCAGACCTGACGCCGGATGAGCGCAGGGCGCAGGAGAATGCACGCAAGACTTGGGCTGAACTGGACCGCAAGGGGTATCAACCTACGTCTGGTGAGAAGCTCCCGCCTCGGGACCGCAAGACCATTCTTGGTGTTGTAGCTACAACGCGCAAGCTCAGCGAGACCGCTGCCGCTGCCCGGGCGTACTTCTCCAAGTCATCGAACCTGATCGATGTCCTGTACGACATTGCGTTCGATGTGGTGAACCCGACCTCAAAGTACCGGCGTGCTGAAGGTGAAGGTTCGGTTGAGAAGGCGCGGTTCCAAGGCACGGGTGGTAAGGTTGCACAGCAAGCGCAGAAGTGGGTGCAGGAGAAGCTGTCTCCAGACGCCAAGGCGCTGTACAACAAGTTTGTAGCGGAGCATCAGCGCTCCCTCAGAAATACCGAAGTTGGTATGGCTCGGCACGATGCCGAACAGGAACAAACCCGGGACTACGCGGAAGCTGCGGCAAAAGACACCATCGAAGCAGCACGAGAGATCGCTGCGTATGCCAAACCCAAGAAAGTGGCCCCGCCTGAAGTCTGGAGAGATCTTGGCTGGACACCGAAGAGTCTGGAAGAAGCTGGGCAGTTCGCAGTACCCCTGCACCCTGTGGTGCGCCATGCGCTGTACAACGGAGACCTGAAACAGGCGTTGCGCCTACTCGCTGCGGAGTCCGAAGGACCTAGTGCTGAGCTGGCCAAGCTGTATCTGAGCATTCCGATGAACACCACCGTCCAGGCGGTGGACAACTTGACTGATGCCACAGGTAAACGTGTAGCGGGGCTATACGACCCGCGCACCAACTCCATCTCGTTGGATTCCGTGTTCGGCATGAACAACCATGTGTTGTTCCATGAACTGGGGCATGCAATGACCTCACACGTCACTGCCAACCCGATGAACCCCTACACGAAACAACTTACCACGTTGTTCAACGATGTAAAGGACAGCCTCGACACCGCATACGGTGCCACAAGTCTGGATGAGTTCGTAGCGGAAACCTGGGCCAACGAGGAGTTCAAGGCGAAGCTGAACTCCATCAACCCCAAGGGCGCGGCAATCACGGTATGGGAGCGGTTCGTCAACATCGTCCGCAACATGTTCCGCAGCTTCATGGGTAAGCCCTCGGTATCTATCGAGACTGCGTATGACTCAGCCGACCGTGCGATCAAGGCTATCCTGTCTGCAGCCCCGGAGTACCGCGAAGCGGATCTGCTGTTTGCAGCGACGGTGAACCCGAAAGCGCCTATCGTCTCTCGCGCAATCGACTCGATGTTTGACTACCCCGCGCAAGTTGTCGGTGAAGATGCTGCCAACGCTGCCAGCAGATTCTTTGCCACGGCTGGGGACACTGCTCGGCGGATTGGTTTCTCGGTGATGCCTCTTGAGGTGTTCGTAGACGTAGCCAAGAAGTACCTACCTCAAGCACCGCGCATCAATGAGTTGGTGCGTGAACGCGCCGGGGATGAGAACGCTCGGAACCAGAAGATTGAAGGGGTGGTCCGCAAGGCTGAAGAGTGGGCTCGTCGTTCGGGTCCGACCGCAACAGAACGGTTTGATACCGTGGTCTACGACAGCACCACGCTCAAGATCGACCCCACTCGGCCCCGCAAGTTCTACGAAGACAAGTACGCACTTGCCTCGGCAGTGGATCTACAGAATGCTCTCGATACCTGGGATCGTCTGAACAAGTTGTTGGACTCCACGCCCGGGGCACGTAACCTGTACATCAACATGCGTGATGCTTACGCAGAGTTGTACAACGAACTCCTTGGTGCAATCGACTCTCGTGTGGATTCATCTATAGATGACCCCGCTGCCCGTGTACGGTTGAAGGATGAACTGCATGCCAAGCTAGCGTCCAAGGGGGAAATCGACCCGTACTTCCCACTGACCCGTAACGGCAACTACTGGCTGTCGTACAACGCGAAGGATGCCAAGGGGCAGACCGAACTCTACGTGGAAGCGTTTGAATCGCCTCGGGAGCGTGACCGCGCGATTGCTGCAGTGAAAGCTGCAGGTGCCACCGACGTACAGAAGTTCTCCAACGTACGAGAACTGTCTTACAAGAACGCCCCGCCCGCGTCGTTTGTACGCGGTATTCTGGAGACGATGGAGAAGAGCCGCCCGAAGGGTTCGGTGGAGCAACAACGCTTTGACGAGGCTATGGAGTCCGTCTTGCGTATGTATCTGACTACGCTGCCGGAAACCGCGATTGCCCAGTCATTCCAACGTCGTAAGGAGACCGAGGGCTTCAAGAAAGACTCCATCCGTGCGCTGCGTGAGAAGACGTTCTCGATGTCTCGGCAGTTGTCGAACATGAAGTACGCAGCCCGCATGTACGAAGTGCAGCAGGATATGCGCGAAGACGTGATCAAGATGGGCAAGGGCGCTGCCGAAGACAACCAGCTTGCCAAGGAATATCTTGACGAGATGGAGCGCCGGATCAAGTTCGCTGTCAGCCCCACTGTCAGTCAGACGGCACAGCTTATCAACACGGTCGGCTTCAACTACTTGCTCGGCTTCAACGTCTCCTCGGCTTTGGTGAACTTGACGCAGGTTCCGATCATCGTCATGCCGATGTTGGGTGGCAAGTACGGCTACGGAGATGCTGGTAAAGCAATTACCCGTGCGTACAAGACGTTCATGTCCAGCGGGTTCGGTAGAGAAGTAGAAATTCTCGGGGCCAAGGGTGAGAAGGACAAGCGGCGTGCCGCTCCTTCCCTGGATAACTACGACTTCAGCGACCCTAATCTACCCAAAGAAGTCAAGCGGTACGAGGCTCTTGTGCGCGAAGCAAACAAGATGGGGCAGTTCAACCGCTCCATGATGTACGACACATTGGAGGTTGATGATCGTAAAAGCGCCCTGACTCGGATAAACGCATTCAGCGGGTTCATGTTCCACCATGCCGAGCGCCTGAACCGGGAAGTCTCCATGATGGCTGCGTATGACTTGGAGTTGCAGCGCCTCAACGGTAAAGATGCGACCGCAGAAGAGCGTGCGCTATCGGACGCGGACAAGGAAACACGTGCCGCCCATCAAGCGATCTACTTGGCAGAAATGACCAACGGCGGCTCCTCCGCAGCTACCGCACCGCCCATCGCGCAGAATGCCGTGGGTAAGGTCTTGTTCATGTTCAAGAAGTACGGCGTCTTGATGAACTACCTGTTGTTCAAGACTGCCAAGGAAGCCCTGCGGGGGGAGACTCCTGAAGTCCGTCGCGCTGCGTTCAAGCAACTCGCGGGCATCATGGCTACGTCTGGGTTGTTTGCTGGTCTGCAGGGTATGCCGTTGTTCGGTGTGGTCGCCATGCTGTACAACATGTTCAAGGAAGATGACGACGAAGACTTCGGCGCTGTGGTGCGTGGGTTCACGGGCGAGTCCATGTACAAAGGACTGGTAAACGAGGTAACTGGTCTCAGCATTGCCGAGCGAGTTGGCCTGAGCAATCTGATCTTCCGCACCAGCCCGGTGTCGTCCGGCTCTGAAACGCTCGGTGAATGGGCTGCACAAACTTTCGGGGGTCCCGCCTACGGTATCGCTAGTCGCCTGCAACGTGGTTTACAGATGATCAACGACGGGGAGTATCAGCGCGGTATGGAGGCTATGGTGCCGGTGTTTGCGGCTAACCCCATGAAGGCGGTACGGTTTGCGACAGAAGGTGCGACCACCCTTCGCGGCGACCCCATCGTCGGAGACATTGGGCCTTGGAATGTGGCAGCACAGATCTTTGGCTTTGCCCCTGCAGAGTACAACAAGCAGCTTGAGATCAATTCGATGCTGAAGGGTATCGACAAGGCGGTGACAACCAACCGAACCAAGTACCTGCGGGAGATGTACACCGCAAGTCGGATGGGGGATATTGACGGTGCGTTGGAGGCACGCGAGAAGCTGCAGGAGCTTTACGTCAAACACCCGGGACTCGGTGATATGGAGGCAACCATCAAGCGGTCGCTGGCCCAGCACGAGCGGACCACCCAGACGATGTACCACGGCGTTGTGCTGAGTAAGTCCCTACGCGATGAACTGCTGCAGACCGCAGCCGAGCAAGAGGACTAAAAAAGACCCCGGCGCTAGGCCGGGGTACAAGGAGAACGAGACAACAGGTGGCATTGCGCCACCGGGACGGCATGGTATCACATGACCCGCCAAAACCGTACCCCTAGCTTGCCGTTCTCGATGCGCTCCACGTGATGTACCTTTATGCCGTTGGTACGGGCTACTGACCTCATCTGCCGAACGAGGCGCGTGACGTTGACAGCCGGTATAAACATGGAAGCTCCGACGACAAACTTCTTCCATTCAATGGACATCGGCACGCCGTCGGGGTTTATCTCGTACTTCACGCCTGTCTAGAGTGCAAGGTTGCCAACTCTTCTTCGCGTTCTTCAGACATAAAGCCTGAGCAATCCAGCATCAGCGCGTCAATCGGAGGCAGGTTCATGCGGGTGCCTTTACCCATACGAATCTTCTTGATGACGCCTCGGGTAGATCCAGTCTTCAGGTTTGATACCAAATCGTGGTAGGAAAGCTGCAGCTTGTTGCACCACTCCCGCAACGGCTTCGGCATCAGATACAGCCGCTTCACGTCGTACTCATACCGGGCGACAAGCTGGAACCGTGGTGTGCTGTCTGGCACGATGAACACATCTGATGCCTCCGTATTCCGGGCGTCGTCGGTGCTCTTGATGCGCAGGATGTTGTTGTAGTTCTCCGCAAGGAACGAGGTCAGGATGCTTTCGGCGTCGTCATTCGACGCAATGTACCCAGCCTTGTTCGCGTCCAACAACGCGATAACCCACTTGAACAGCGCGGTCAGATCGTAGTTGATCAGCTTGAGCTGTTTGGCGACCAGCAGTCCGGCCAATGCCGAAGCTGCCTGCACAGACCAGAACCGGTGGGGCTGCACCAACCCCGCTGCTTTGTCTATGCGCCCCTGAACCGAGAAGAACAGATCACGAACTTCGTCCCTCTTCCGAATGCAGTATTGCATGTAGGGTACACATGCAACCCCGTAGTTACCCATCAGATCCCGGTTGAACTCGTCCGTGATCGCCTTGTCGCCAAAGTTATACGCCACCGCGTGGTGCTCCAGCACCCGTACCGACTCGGCCTTGGGCATGGCTTTGTACATGGTGACGCGGGAGATCAGGCTTGTATTGCCGGTGCTAGTGGCGTTCATCTTCCAGGGGTCACCCCGGTAGCGCTCCACGTTCCCGCCAATGCCGAGCCGGTTGCGCTGCTTGCCCCCAGTCAGTTGGTACAGGAAGTCACTTGCGTCCTTGGGGCTGACGTTCGTCAACTCATCAATGCTCAGGAAGATGTTCTTGTACACCTCCGCACGATTCATCTTGGAGTTGAACGTGTCCCGCTCCTGACACATCATGTCTTCCGGGTCGCCCCAGATCGAGTTGCCCACACGCATAGCGGTGGTCTTACCGATGCCCGGGTCCTTACTGTGCATGTGGAACAGGGCCGAGCCGTCCGCTGAGAACGCCACCAGCGGGGAGCCGAAGCTCAGCCCAATCACGTACTGGTGCATCTCCATGCCGGGGCGGTTGTAGAACTCAGCCATCTTGATCCACTCTTCCAGCGTCCCCTTGGACTGCAGCGCGGGGAACATCCGCACCGTGGAACTCGACGGTGGGTTCGGCTCAATACGGTCGGCGTGAATCTCTCGCGTGCCGACAACGAATGCCCCCATGTTGTCATCGACCCAGCCAAACTGTCGGCGTGCGATGTCAGCCCCGGCTTCAGCTTGGAGCTTGTTGACCCATGCAGTTGTGTACGACATAAGTTCGTCCATCCTGATTACGGCAACACCATTCATTGCCATGTGCTTACGGAATTCATCTTTGGACAACACCGAGGCCAGAGGAATGGTGAACTCTCGTACCCCGTCTTTTGGGAGGTGCAGTCGGATGACGATTGACTCGCCCAGTTCTGGGTCGGTCAATCTACGGATCACATACAAATCGTTGTGATATATGGGGATTTCAACCGGGTCCCCTTGCCTGTCCTTGGTGCGCTTGTAGACCCCACCATTCACACCGCGAAAGAACGGAGCCGGGTACTTGGGGATCACGTAAGTCTGCTTGCCCGCTGCGGGCATGCTCTCGGGGGTGTCTTCAACTACGTTGTCTTCTTCTGCTGCCTCCAGCACTTCACGGCCCAGTACGATTGGGCTCTTGATCTTGTTCCTATTGGGGCAGTCCCCACACAGTGAACCTGGGTTCAGGTTTTCAAACGTCTCACAGGTATACGGCCCCTTGATCTGCGCCAGCTTGTGGTTCGTTTCTTCTACGGTGTAGTTCGGGTGCCTACCGGAAATCTCGTACGCAGCTTCTTCTGCATCCACACAAAACTTGGCAATCGACAACCCGCCGCGCCACATAGGCTCCGGCATGGTCTCTTGTTCGTCAATGATGAACTTCAGTTGTGCGCAACCGCGCCCAGCCTCCGTCTTCATCATGATGGTCTTAAAGACGTTGCGGTAGTTTCCGAGGATCGACGCAGAGATGTCGTCGTCAGAAGCCGCTGTGGATAACTGAGGGCGTTTGGATACGGCCCCCACAATATCTTTGAACGTGTCGAAACTTACGGAAGGTGCAATGTCCCCGAGCAAGCTAACCGTTCTTGGGGGGTTGTCCTTGAAGTTCAGTGTGCCGGGGAGCCGTAGCACCCGAGCAATGTCAGACGTGACCGCAGGGTCTGCCTTCAACCCGTGGGTTACGCACAGTGCTTTGAGCCCTTCGGCAACGGGTAACCACTCCTCAGGTGTGACTGCCTCTTCCAAGATCCAGTACACATGCACACCGCGACCGGAGTTCACCAGCGTTGGTCGAGGGAGTCTGGTACTACGGCAAAATTGCTTTAGTGCAACGATGCCATCTGTCTGTCCGCCCGGATACCCCTCCTGCTCGGTCTTGTGTGGCCCGCAATCAATATCCAGAAAGAAGGATTTCAAACCCTTCGCGTTGTCTGCCCTCCGTGATTGGTCGGTGGTATATGTAGCCAACCCAAAGTAGGCATCAAAGCCTTCGTTCATCAGGTTCGCTGCTGTTGCTGATGCAGCTTCTACGGTGGAGTACAGCTTCTGGATGATGCGCTTCTTTTCAGGGTTCGCGCCAAACACACAGATGTACCCATCTCCCCCAAGGACTGCGGATAGAAATTCGTTTGTCTGCATATCCGAGAATGGCTGGGGTTATAGATCGAGTAGCTGAGAGGGGGTGGGGTCACCACCCCCCGTGCTATTTACTCGTCGTCCCAACCATCCACAAGGCTTTCCAGACTGGTAGCACTTGCAGTGGGCTTCTTGGCTTCCACCTTCTTGGGGGGAGGTGCTTCTTCCTCTTCTTCAACAACCGGGGTCGGCTTAGCAACCGACTTAGCAACCGACTTAGCTGCTAAGGTGGTCGGCTTTTCAAACAGCGGTTCCTTCGGCTTCGGCGGTGCCACGGTCAGCTTGATGGCTTCTTCCGCTTCCTTGGAGTTCTTCATCTCCTGCACGATTTCGAGTTCTTCCTCGGTGATCGGGCGTACGGGCTTGAAGATCAGCTTGGGCGTGGGGCTTGCGGTATCGAACCGCATCTCGGTGATGACCCCGGCGATAGGGGTGCCGTGAGCCCTCAGATGGCGGGCGTATGCCTGCAGAGGCAGCTTACCTTTCTCACCGTCACCGAACACTGAGGTCGGTGGCAGTACCACCTGATACACCTCGCGCTTCTCAACTTCACCCTCCAGCATTACAGCGATCCGCTGCTGATACCGGCAAGCGCGGGTCTCACCTTGGCCTGAACCCTTTACGTTCTGGGGGCAGTCCATGCACTTGGAGGCTTGGCGTTGGTCTTCGGGAACTTCCGGCGCTGGGGTCTGAGAGTTGGTAGACCAGCAAACGGGGGAGCTTGCCTGCCCCTCGACGTAGGTGCCTTCAAAGTACGTGCGATGTACGCTCGGTGCGGCCTTGATGATGATCACACCCATAGACCGTTCTTCAGAAGTGCGGTATTCCTTGGAGCCAATCATCTCGCGGAACACGCCACCCTTGATAGAGACGCGGCGTTGCCCCATCTCTCCACCCGCCAGGGCGTTCGTGGTGTCATCTTCCAGTTGACGCAGGTAGGCCGGGACGCCGCCCTTAAACAGTGCAATCTCGTTACTCATGGTTTGTTCTCCTTAAAGATCTTGGTCGGGGTTTGAGTCAGCCGCTTGGGTCAGCATTGCGGACTTGGCTGCGTTGTGTGCCCGCAAAGCGTTTTCTACCTCTGGCAGTTGGAACCGGTAGGTCTTTCCGATCTTGAGGTATGCGGTTTCAGGCACGGCCCCAGTACGCACCCATGACCGCACGGTTGAGACCGAGACTTGGAAGTAGTCAGCGACCTTATCAATTGCAACGTATTTGTCTTCGGCCATTAAGCCCTCCTGACAGTTATGGTGAATTCGCTATCCACGTTCAGCCCGGGTGGTAGCAATTCCGGGTGCTGCTCCAAGAAGGATTCCATGTTCCCTTGGTGCAGGCGCTTCTCAAAAAGCTCGGGCACTTCGTGTTCAAGCACGAACCTACCCATAGCTTCCCAATCGTTTGTCCAGTAGCGCTTCTTCACGCCACGGTAGAACATGCCTACCCCAGCGATCTTGGCGCTATCGATGTTGTTGTCTTTGCAGTACCCGAGCAGCGCCAGCTTGATCGTCTTGAGACCTTCTTCCAGCTTGGCGACCTCTTCCTCGTGTTCTTTGACCAGCTTCTCCTTGGCGGTGCGCATCTTGAGGAATGCACGTACCAACCGGTCTACTGAAATTTGGGGGGAGGCTTCGCTCTCGGTCGTTGCAACCGTGTCGTCCATGTCGTTCTCCTGTTGTCGGGGTTTGAATTCTAGTACGTTCTTGTGGGCTATGCTAGTAGCCTCTTATAGAGGTCAACTATTTGTGTGTGGACATCTCCTTTAGTGTCTAGCATTTGATACACGTGGCGTTCCGCGTTCGATCCTTGGAGCCGTACCACCGTTGTGGGGTGGCGCTGCCCTGCCCGGTGTACCCGTGCGTTTGCCTGTGAGTAGGTCTCCAAGGAGCTAGTAGGCCCCCACCATACAACCGTATCGGCTGCGGTCAACGTGACACCGTGCGATGCAGCTTGCGGTTGAATGACAAGGATACGCGGATCTGGCGTTTCTTGGAAGCGTTTGAAGATTTCAGTGCGTCTATTGGCTGGCACATCTCCATTGATGATTTCTACTGTGTACCCGTCCTTGGTAAGCTGGCTTGCCACAAGTTCGATGGAGTTGCGGAACGGGACGAACACCAAAACTTTCTTGGCTGCTTCTTCGATGACTTCCAGCAGTACGTTGTATCGGTTCTTGATGTCGAAGGTGACCGTATCACCTGTGTCTGCGTAGACCGCACCACAAGACAGTTGCAGTAGCTTACTCAGGTTGACGGCTGCATTGACGGAAGTGATCTCCTCCCCCGCAGCTTCGACAATCATCTTGTTCTTGAGCACCTTGTAATACTGCTCCTGCTGTTTGGTCAGCGCTATGTGGCGGTCCACGTAGGTCATCTCGGGGAGGTCAAGGCACTCGGCTTTGGTGAACCTGATGGCTGGCTGCAGGGCGTTGAACACCGTCTGCGTGGCGGTCGGCTTGGGTATCCAGCGGAACTGGGTCGCCTTGAACATCACCATGTCGCGGAAGGAGGAGAAGAACTTCGGCACAGCTAACGGATTGACCAACTTAGCTAAACCGTAGGCATCCATAGGGGACTGCGCTGCGGGAGTTCCTGTCAGCATCCACAACCACGTATCAGGACGCAGCAGTTTGTTGAGCGTTTTCCATCTTTTGGTCTGCACATTCTTGTATGCGTTGGCTTCGTCAACCACCACGAGGTCGAACCCGCCCGCTGCAACGTCCTCGGCAATGATCTCCAGACCATCAAAGTTGACGATGACGAACTCTGTCTGGCTTGCGATAACTTCCTTGCGCTTGGTTGCTGACCCGTAAGCCACATCCACCGACCTGTGCATTGCGAACTTGAACAGGTCCGCACGCCATGCCGAGTCCATAATAGACAGGGGGCACACCACCAGCACGCGCCGGATTCGGCCCTTCTTCATCAGGTAGTCTGCTGCCCAGATGACGCTGCCAGTCTTGCCGGTGCCCTGCTCGTTGAGGCAGAACGCCCGCTTGTTCAATGTCAGGAACGCTGCGGTTGTCTTCTGGTGTTCAAAGGGGGCGTGCAGCCCAGGCCAGTCGTACTCTTTGAGGATGGGGGACGGCACGTTCTTGATCTTCAGGTTCTTCAGCACCTGTGCCTCGTCCAGACCCCAATGCACCGCCACCTTGTTAGCGCCGACCACCTTGCTCTTTGGGATGACTGACGTAACTTTGGTAGGGTCACGCAGTGTCAAGAGCAGCGCTTTGTTGTCAATGATTTGCATCTCGTACCTTGTTGGAATGGCAGAACAGGCAGAACAGGGTTAGCTGTTCCGCCGTCTGCTTATCGGTTCCCGAGAGGAGAAAGGATTCTCGTGCCGACTGGTGTAGTTATCGGTCCCTCGGAAGACCGCTGCCCCCCACCCACACCTTACAGGGGATCTGCCACCGCAGACAAATCCAATGTAGCGCTACCGCGCTGGCACGTCAAGTGGCTTTTTCGCCTTTTTTGTGCAGATTCCTGCTGCGGTTTGCCTTCGGAGACTCCAGCTTGTAGCCGTCAGCGTTAGTCCCACCGCGTGCCAACGCTTTCACGTGAGAAACATCTTTACCTTTGCGGTTGACACCCTTCTTATCCATCGCCCTCCGGGCACGCTGCCGCTCCATGCGGTCTTCGTGTTCGCCGCGCTGCTGCTGCATGTCGTACTCGTGTTTGTACGGGCGGGGGGACTTGGTGTAGGGCATGTCAGTTCTTTCCGTTGTGCGGGCAGCTCGTCACCACGCAGTGCTTTCGGCAAAGACCGGAAGGCTTGGGGTTCCACACGTCGTGGCTCACGGCAAATTTTAGTTTGTCGTGCTTGTCTGTCCACTTCTTCCAGAGCGTATCTTGCTGGGTGGATTCGCACTTGCTCTTCACGAATGCGTTGCACACCACGAACAGCAGGCCGGAGCGCACCTTCTTGATCTCGGGGAAGTGCTTGAACACGCACAGGGACATCAACTCCAACTGATCCGGGTCCGCGTACTTGGAAGACTTGCCAGTCTTGTAGTCAACGATCCTTGCCTCTCCTGACTCCCGATCCAGAATCAGCAGGTCAGCAATCCCACGGAACCAAACATTGGGTGCGTTGAACGCACAGGGCTGCAGGTCTTCCGTAATCCCCATCTCGTATTCGCACAGCTTCTCCCCCTTGATGTGCTTCAGGTTGTCCAAAGCACCTTTGACAAAGGTGAAGTACGGGGGGAGTGGGCGGTCTTCCTTGATGTAGAACTCCGCAGCTTCGTGGAACCGCGTGCCGTACATCATTGCTTCTGACTCAGGCTCCTTGAAGTCCTTGACCACCCGCAGGTGGTAATACTTTCGAGGGCACTGTTCAAAAAGTTTCAGGCTGCTGTATGACCAGCGGCTCGTGCTCATCGCGGCATTTCCTTGTTTTGCATGATCGCAAGGGTAGCCTGAAGCACTCGTACCTCTACACCCATCCGCAGGGCGGTCTCTTCCGCAGCCGGGAGATCATCCTCCAGGCATTCGTTATACAGTTGTTTGGCCATGCGCTCGATGTTCATCAGAGGCATAGCGTAGTCCACGATCTCAGCAGTCGCCATAACTTTTTCCTACTCCGCTTTCACAGTTAACAGGCAGTCCTCCTGCCCACTTCGGCACCCACCGCATACATTCTTCAACATACGCCCGAGCTTCATTTACTTCTTCGTCTCTGCAGATGCACGCGATAGCGTCATGCACTGTCAGCACAACTTTGTACTTCATGGCAATGCGCAGCATCTGTTCCCCGATGATGCAGCGGGCAATGGCTTGGCAGACGTTCTCGATGACCTTCCCGCCGTAAATGCGGGTGCGCCCCTTACGGGTCTTGTAGGTGAACTCGATCCCCTTCTCACCCTCCTGCGCCTTCAGGTCATCGTACCGCAGCATCAGCTTGCTAGGCAACAGGATTGCTTTCTCCACGGGCACTATTGACAGCACACCGGAGCGCCCCAGCATGGCCGGCTCGTCCCGCAGCATCGCGACCAGCATGAGCTGCGCCTGTCGCCACAAACCGGTGATCGCCGGGTTTGACTTCCGGTATACCTCCACGATTCGGCGGGCTTCGTCCAGATCCACGTTCGCCTCTGAGCCCCTTAACTGGGCGTGAAACTTCACCGCGCCCATACCGTACCCGGCACCAAGGATCGTTGTCTTACCTACAAACCGTTCAGGGTCTGTGATCTCGGTGGTTGGCTTACCGTAAATTTGTGATGCCATCAGCTTGTACGGGTCGTGCTTAAACTGTTTCTTGGGTACGCCCGCCAGGATCTCCTCGTTGTTCTTTCTGAACACCTCCAGCAGATCCTCCTGCCCTGCAAGCCACGCCAGCACCCGTGCCTCAATCTGTGAGGAGTCGGAGTCAATGATGCTGTACCCTTCGGGCGCGAGGATGGCGCTCTTCAGCTTCCCCGCGTTCTCTCCTCGGCTCGGCAGGTTCTGCAGGTTGATCTTGTCGTCCCCGCCGAACCGCCCCGTGTGCGCTGCGTAATACTTGATCGGCACCGGCAGTGCGCCCCGCTCGGCTATGTCAATGAACCGTTGGGTGCGAGTCTCTTCCAGCGTTGACTTCATTCCAAGACGTGCCGATACCAACCCTTGCACGCGCCAGTCCGGATGATGGAGCAATGCGATGAAGTCTTCGTCGTTCTTGGCAAACGCATGCGTTTCTTTACCTGTGGTCAGACTCGTCTTCCTCGGCGGCGTTACACCAAGATTGGCCAACACCTCTGCGAACTTTGGGTTGCTCATCAGATCCGATGCTTCCACACCACTGTCGGCCAGCAACTTGGACTTCTGTTCCTGAATACTCTGCAGGTGCTCTTGCAAAAGATCCTTGTCCAGCCGCAGCGTAGGTTCAATGAACATACGAAGCGTTGTATCTATGAGCTTCAGTTCTTTCTTGGGGAACAGGGGTAAGAACTTCTTGAACAGCAGGTACGTAAGCTCCACGTCGGTGACGCAGTAGTCCCCGTACCGAGCCAGCCGCTCCTTGGAGAAGTCCTCGCGGCGCATACCCGCTACGGTCAGCACCTCCACGCCCTTGGTGCCGAGCCCCTCGCGCTGCGCTAGCGCTGCCAGGGAGTTACTGACTTCCACACCGTGCAGAGCCCGCCCCATGCACAGAGTATCAAGCCATAGGTTAGGCAGAATGCCAAACCGCCAAGCCAGAATGGCCCCATCAAACATAGCGTTATGAGCCAACGCCATAGAGTTTTCCCAGTCAAACTGGAGTAACCAATCTTTGATCTGCTGTTCAGTCCCACTTGCCCACTCCACTACGCCGTTGTTGACCTTGAGCCCCACGCCGATAACCTCAAACCGTTTATCGCGTATGTACTCTTCAGTTGTAAGTTTCGTGAGGCTGAACTCCCTGTCGTAGTACGTTTCAAAGTCAAGAGTTATCAGGTCCATGTTGTTCGTTCTCCGAGTTCTCAGGTTGTTTCTTTTCCCCGAAGCCATCGCGCACGCGCATGTTCGGGTAGTCGATGCCAAACTTGTCAGCGTAATCAGCTAGGGTACGTGCAGTGCCGAGCCCGTAAGCCCCAAGGTTTGCCCCGCCCACCAGCAAACTTTTCAGCCGCTTGTTTGACTGCTCATCGTATGTCCACCAGCGCTTAGCCCGCTGTTTGTCATCCCCCTCGTTCCAATGCGGCGCACGGACGGAGCACTTCGTATCATTGAACAGGTGGAAGACAGGTTGTCCTGCAACGAAGAACAGATCCCACCCGTGGGTGAAAGCACGTACCGTGAAGTTGTGCTCCTCACCGTAGAAGTACAGGGCCGGGTCAATCAACACTTGCCTGAACAGGTCTGCAGGAGCGAACACGCAGCCTGCAGATATACGGCTACCCTCCAGATCATCGGCGTGTGCGCATATCGCACCCGCATAGTTGATAGCCACGGCGCTCATCGGCCCATCTTGGGCGGGCTTCTGCCCTACGGTTGCTGAGCCCCAGCGATCCAGCTTCACCTTGTTGTTCTCATAGGTGAACCCATACGGCATCATGGACAGGTAAGGCTTGCTTGACTTGGACCTCAAGCGTTCTATTGTTTGTATAAACCATGTATCCCATCCGGGATCGAACCGCGAATGTGAATCGACCTGTAGCGCGTAGTCCTCGTCGTACAAAAGCGTGAACCCCACCGCTCGTGCCCAACAAGGGCCACGGCTGAACTTGTAGTCCACAAACAGATACTCGATCTGCGCAGGTGCGGCCAACGCCAGCTTATCTTCTCGGGCAGGGTACACGGTCTGATCAACTACGGCAAACCGCAGTCGTTCAGGGTGCTCGGCCTTGGCTACTGCATCTTCGACCGTCGCCCACAGTTCATGGTCATCACGGTACGAAGCGATGTTCACGAAGATGGTGGGCAGCGGTGCGGCTTCGGCGCTTGTACTTGTATATACATAAACACCGATGTCGTCCTCCACGTACATCTCTTGCGGTGCGGGCAGCGCGGCGACGAGTTCACTGCTTCGTTTTACACGCAGAACCACCGTGCTGCAGCACTCGGACATCCGGTGCATCAGAAACAGGGCGTCGGACACACTGAAACGCTCAAGCACCCGACCAATCAACCCAACGTCGTACTTGCTCTGAGGCTTCCACGCAGCTAGATCGTCCGCCATAGTCCACTCGACATCGTGTGCAACGCAGTGGCGCAATGGTGACCAATCAGGGTCGGCGTCCTTGATTTCGAGCACGGACTTCGGCTTGCGTGCTACAAGAAGTTTTCTTATGACCTCAAGCGGCACGGGACTCCTCCACCTCGATGAGCTTTTGGATGTAATGCGCAGCCTTCTTCAGATCTTGCACTCCGTTTTTATGTCTCCAACGGCTGAGATATTTGACTGCGTTGCCGTCAAGATACCCGAGCTGCCAGTCTAGGATCACGTCCCAGGTTTCATACTGGAACTGTTTGTAGTGGGTTCCCCCCACCTGTGTCTCATTTGCACTCATATTAGGGCTTCTCCCATACTTTCAGCTTCAGCATAACGCGTTGTTTTTCTTCCTCGATTTTTTGTAACGCTTCCGTCTTGGCGGTAGCTGTAGAGGAAGGGCCAGGGGTTATGCGTTCCTCTGTCCAGAACTTGTGCAGGTTCCCGCACTGGTAACGACGGCGGCGCGAGCCATCGGCCCTCACTCGCGTGTCTATCACCTCCGTCCACACTCCGCACTCGGGACACTTAAACATCCTCCTTCATCTCCGTAAATGACGGGCACTTCTCATCTTCCATGATCCACGGCCCCATGTGCCACTGATGGGTTGCCTCCGGGTGAACCGGAGAGTTCTTGAGATTACGTTTACATGCGTTGCAGTATTCAAAGCATGGGTTACCCGCACAGCGGGCGAAGTCTTGAGCTTCGTATCTCATGTGTTACTCCTTGCGCGGATGGCGGCGGCGCAGTCAAGTGCGATCCCTGCATACGCCATGCCGACTTCCTCGTCGGCTCTGGCTTCACACACCTTCGCGCAGGCTTCTCGTTCTTCCAGAACTGCCGCATCCAATATCGTCCGTGAAGCGGCGATGTTTGCGTCACGGAATATTGACTCGTAAACAAGGGCGGCGAAGCGTTTCACCAACTGCGTAACATCGCCGGGTCCGTATGCGTCTGGGGTGTAAACGCCACCATCCTCTACAGCGAAACCCGCTTCCCGCGCCATGCGGATGATGTCATCTTTGCTCATTTCTTCTCCTTTGCACGTAGTTCAAGCAACTCCTCCAACATCTTCTCCATGTCGTCTGCTGCCTTGAGCAGTAGCGGAGTGATGACACCTTCAGGTGGTGGGGCACTGCGTCCAAACACGCGAAGCGCTGCGATGTCGAACCGGGCTGTGTGCTCGGCAATTTGTTTACTCATTCTTCCTCCAGTCATCAGCACAAGCGCAGCCACGCTCAAGACAGCCTTGATCCATATGCGGGATGTGAAATTCAATGGCTGTATAGATCTTCTCCCGCAGCAGCGTTGGTGCTCCGTGGTACAGGACGCAGATGTCCATCAACCGCTCAACGAGAGGTTTGGCTTGTTCGTATTTCATTGCTTACTCTTTTGTGTACAGGCAGCGCAGCGCCACAACCCACGGGGCTTACTACTGCCAGTGTGTTCAGGTAGATCCTTGTTGCATGCGAAGCAACGGCGGAGGAATTGTTTAGGGTTCATGTGATCCCATGCGTCCGCTCGACGGCGCGGGCAAACTCAACCATTTCGGCGTCACTGCTCGGTTCGCTGTACATGCCGTAAATCTCCTCCTCCGTCAGCGGCTTGCGCTGGGGTGAGGTGGTGTAGAGAGGGACATCGTCTTGACTAGACTTGTGTCGCCAGACAGTTCCGCCGACAGCCATCCATGCATACGGCTCCTGCACCGGCTCTGCCAGCGCGGCCTCAATCTCTTGGTTCACATCGGTGAAGCGTTGCAGGGCATCCTCTGTCAGCGCGGCGCGGAGGGTGTCGGTAGCTTCGATCAGCAAGCGGAGCATTTCTTGCCTGCTGCTCATGCTGTTGACTTCGCAAAGTCTGGCGCTGCATATCAGCGCAATCGCCTGCTGGGCGGCGGTTCTCAGGGGTGTCATTTCAAGCACTCCCAATGTCTTCCGTTCCATACGGCGCGGCCCTTGACTTCCACACACGCGAAGTGGAAGTCAACTTCTTTCTGGCTCAGTCGCACTTCTCGCGGCGGCATGACTGCGCTTAATCCAACCACGATGCCCACCACACAACACGCCAGCACAAGAATCCACCAAATCGTAATCACGGCTTCGCGTAGTGTGGTCATACCCACCCCATCAGTTTGAAAGCAACCTCGGTCGGCACCAAGGCATAGACATACGCCCGGTACACCGGGCACCAGTAGTGAATTCGGGTCATGTGTTCTCCCTTGCTGCCTTGATGGCGGAGTCGATCTCGCGTTTCCAGTACGCCCCATCCGCAGTTGCGTCCAGTACGTCCCAACCGCGAATGCTGCCTAGCAGCGACAGCAGCGCATCACGCTGTTGTTCAAGCACAAACATGCGTTCGTTCCACCATTCCTGTCGTTTGCCAAACGCTTCGTTTGCTTCGTGCAATTGGCGCAGTTCGGCGGCGGCTTGCGATGCTGTGTTTCCGCCAAGGTATTTGAGCAGCGCATCAGCCAACCGCAGGGCGGTAGGTTGTGTCATTTCACCCCCTTCAACGCAGAGATCGCAGCATCCGCGTGGTCACACGCGGGGCAGGCATACTCGCCGTATTTGTCCCGCATCATCTTCAGTGCCTCCAATGCTTGGTGATTTAGCATCTCCAGTTCCTTGATGTACGCAATGGAGTTACGCACAACAGCAGCCTGACCGATTGCTGTATCCAGCAACTCCCGCAGTGCCCTGCTGGGGGCGAAACCGTAGGTGTTGCACAGTGCTTGGAATTGGGAGTCAGTCATCGTCCAACTCCTCTTGTTCTGCAATCAGTTGCATCTTTGCCAGTTCCAAACAGCCCACAGCAGTGGCGACAAGCATCGTGTCGCTGTACCGATAGATCGTCTGGAGTAACTCCTCAACAAGCCCGTGGGTAACGGAGTCGTGGTACTTGTTAGTCATTTGCTCCGCTCCTTCAGCATTGCGTCTGCCACATCGTAGGCCACACTCGCAATCGATTCAGCCTCTGTGCCCGCTGGCATTTGTGCAAGTGCAGTTGCGTTCGCCCAGAGCCCCTGAACCACCTTGGCGGCGAAGTAATCTCGAATACTCATGCCTGTATAGATCTGCCGACTGCGCGTGGCCGTATCGTCAAAGACGAACGGGAACGCCGGTCCTCCGGTATCAATCATTGCTTCACCTCCATCAGCATCATGATGCGCTTGACCGCCTCGTAGACTTCGATCCAGTCGTTCCAGCCGGTGACCTGTTTGATGTTTATCTGTACTACGTTCTCGTCTACCAACAACACTCTGGCTACCACGCCCATGTCGTTTACCACTTGTGCTTCAGTTACTTCAACTTTCATCTTCGTTCTCCTTGATTAGTCCGCGCCATTCGCGGTATAGGGTCATCGTCGGGCCGTACTTCTCGGCCATAGCCATAGCATCTTCAGGTGCGTACGTACCGACATACCACTGCTTGCCATCCCAGTAGGAGTAAACAATCAAGGGATCTGCATTGTGGTGGTCGAACAGCTTGCGCTCGTACACACCTTCGCGTACTGGGTATTCCAGCGCACCGAACCACGGGGTTCGCGGAAGGTCGTTCATGCGTAGTACCCCGCAAGCAAGGCAACCACTGCAATCACAACAATCACGACCACAGCCAGCAGCACCACACTGCCGACTGCTTCGGGCAGGTCTTCCACGCCAATTTCCGTGGCAGCTTCCGCTGCCTCCGGGTGCCGACCTTGTTGGTCTAAACCTTTTGGCAGCTTGCTCATTGCACCCTCCCTACCTTGCGTGCCAACAGCCACCGATCACCGAGGCGTATCACGCTGCGTACCCAGGCTTTGCGGTTGTGTTTGTTGGTCTCTGCAGGGACCAGCGGAGAGTTCCACAGTTCGTGGGCGTGGCGCATGAGCGCCTTAGGGTGTAGCGTGGGTGTGCTCATTTACGCACCGCCTTCCGCTTGGATTCCTCCTGCCGAAGCGTGATCTCGTTGATGGTCTTTGCCATTAACTCGGCACGAGCCTGATCGCGGGTGCGGATACCCCCCGGCAGAATCCACGTCTCGTAAGACGGTTCGTAGACGATACGTCCCTTGCCGATCATGATGTCCTTGGGGTGGTCGAATCGGAAAAACTCTCTCTTATCTCGCATCTCGTTCTCCTTGTATGTTTACTGGGGGAAAAACACGGCCTTGACCCGCTGCCAGAACGTAGGTTTAGGTGCTTCAGCAGCCACCGTCACGGTGTCGTAAGGGATCTTCGCCCCCTCGATCTTGACTGGGGCAGGCGCAAAGGGCTTCCCAACGACGCGCGACTTTGAAGCCAGTTCTTTCTCTTTGCGCCGCTTCTCCGTGTGGCGCACCACGTACACCTGCTGCACGCTAACGCCGGTCTTGGCCGCGATCTGTTTCGGCGTGAACCCTGCGTTGCTCAACTCACGGACGCGTTGAGCGTTGGACTTCGCGGGGCGACCGCGCCTCTTCTTCACGGGCGGCTGCGCTGCGCCGAGTTCGATCTTGGTTTCCGTTGTCATGAACTACTCCTATAAAAGAGATACGAGGTCTTGCTTCAGTGTGCCCACGCCATCCTCGTTAATGACAAGGGCTATCCCGCCAGAAGTGGTTATCTGGCTAAGATTCTTTTCCTGCAGTGCGGTTGTCCTGCCCTTACCTGCCTTGCATTCGATTCCGATGAACCGACCACGTAGGCAGGCAAGGAAGTCGGGTGCGCCTGAGTTGCCATATCCGCCTGTGACGGGCATGACGTAGTACGCACCTAACTCATCAAGGACTTTCCGAACGAGGAGCTTTACTTTCCTCTCGGGTGTGAGTGCCAATCGTTTCTCCTTGGGAACACCGAATCCAATAAACGTACATTGAAATACGTCTACCGATCCCTGGTAACTCTGCGTTTACCTTATCTGGGTCAAGCGTCATCAGAACAGCCAGCTTACGCTGCATCCACTCTGGAAGACACTCGGCACCATCATAGTTAACTACTGACACCTGCGCAAGCGGAGAATACGTGACCACGATGTGAGGTGGTGTGAGATCCACTCGGCAGATGTCGTCTAGGTTTACACAAGATGCGATAGGCTCAAACATCCTGCTCGACCCAGTACAACGTGTCTGATACCTTCATACCGAGATCTGTTGTGTAGGTGTTCTCCGGCATCATTGACAACGTAGCGAGCTTGGACTGCAGATCTTCTGACAGGTCAGACATCTTTACCAGCGACTGCGGGCGGTTGTCCGGATGCACGTTCTTGACGTAGTACTTCCCGATCAGGTCGGTCTTGAAGTTGATGATCTCGGCCATGAGGTTGTCGTCGCCCTGCCCCATAGTGCGCACCCGCACAAACAGCGCACCGACCTTGCGCACCATCGCGGTCTTGGAAGTAAGCTCGGCTTCCTTGTATTCTCGTGCAGCTTTCTGGAACTCCGGTGTGACAAAAGTCACGTTCTGGGTCAGCAGGTTCTGGAACTCTACAGAAAATACACTCGCGCTACGGCAGGCGGACAACAGGTCACCGCTCTGTGTGATCTTGTTATTCTTAGTCTCCCGGATGCCGGAGTGGAACGTATCGTAGGACTCACTTGCGATCTCCACGCATGACATCGGCGTGAGGTATTTCAGTGCGCTCTTCACTGCACGCTTCAGGTCCTCCGTCTGCACCATGTGGTGCTGACTGCGCCAGTCCGCCACCTTGCCGTTCTTGATGTTGCGGCTGCTCACCATGTACACCGTGTTGGTGTCACGTATGGCGTAGTCACCGTAGCCGACCCGACCCAGCGCGTACTCGTGGTTGTCCATGTACACGTACACCTCGCGGATATAGGGTATGACCCGATCCACGGCAAACCGTAGCCACGGCGCTGCTCTACGCAGTTCGTTCACGAACTCCGCCAAGTTCGGATGCACGTCGTTGGCGTGCGGCCCCATGCAATCCCAACCCTTGGCATCGCACACCGTGAACTCCCTGATAGCGGACACTGGAGTATTTGTGTAACCCATGATCTTTCTCCTAAGTTGTTGACAGTTGATAACTCTCGTTCACCGATCCCACTCGACGTGAATGGTCTTTCCCGTGGTCGCCTCGGCGCTGGCGTTGCCGACCACACACCACAACACAGGGCACGGCCAGTTGTCGCCCCAGTTGTTGCCTACGTAACCGTCAGTGAGCATGACGCACACCTGCGGCTTCATGTTGTTTGCGTTCAGATACATCGGCACGCAGTCGGGGCTGGTGCCACCGCCGCCTTCTGGCTTGGTTGTTTTGGTGAGCGTGTCCAGTTGGTCTTGCGTGTACCGCTCGTCCTTACACACCTGCGTGTCCCAGTACAGCAGACGCACTGCCTCGGGCCGAACCGTCTCACAGATACCCGCGATCTCGCCCAGGAACTGCGCGATCTCCTGCCCACCGATGGAGCCTGACGTGTCCACGCCGATTACGATTTCGCCAATAACTTCGGATACACCGGACGGCATGTAGATACCTGCGGCCAGATACCTGCGGTTGGGCCTGCGCCACGTGCTGAAGTCGTTACCCGTACACACCGAGTGCAGGTACTCCCGCAGCGCGTCTTGCCACCGCACCTTGGACTTGAGCAAGTCCTCCATCTCGCGCATACCCCCGCTACCCACCTTCCCGGCAAGCAGCGCACCCTGACGCACAGCCTCGTCCATCTTGCGTCCGATCTCGGCCTTCTGCTCGTCGCTCAGCTCGGCAGCGCCCTCCCAGTCGTGGTCGTCAAAGCCTTGTGGTGCTTTGTTCTTGGGTGGTGTACCACCCGAAGAATTTTCGGACACATCATTTTTGTCAGACTTACCGTCACAACCGTCACAACCGTCACCATCCCCCTGCCCCTCGCCTTGGCCCTGATCTTGCGGTTGTTGCGGTTGCTGTTGTTGGTCCTGCTCCTGCTTGAGGATACGGAAGATCTTGGCTGCGTCCATCCCGGCGAACCGCTTGTCTGCACAGCCCCCGCATGACGGCATGGCCATGAAATTACGCAATGTCGCGTTAAGGTTCGATATTTCTTCGGCTGCGTCCAGCAGGAACAAGTTGATCACGTGGTCGCAGGCTTGGTTGGCCAGCGACGGGTCCTCCTCATACAGGTGCTCCCACGTAGTCAGGTGCTTGAACATGCAGTGATACGTTTCGTGCAGGATGAGGAAGCGAAGCTCCGCATCGTTGAGTGACTCCACGAACTTCTCCGCGTACACGCACTCGATACCGTTAGTACACGCAGTCCCGGTCTTGGCTTTTGGGTCGTCCGCGTTCTGTATGCGGTGCCCCACCAACAGCAGCACACCAGACAGTGCAGTGAAGCGTTCCACTGCGAGGATATCCACCAGCGCCTTGCTCAGGCGCTGATGCGCGGTGAGTTTTTTACCGATCATCAGCATTTTGTGTTTCTCCGATTCATTACTTGTTGATACGTATACCCTCGTTTACATTTTATCCGCGGCAAACATGTAGTTGTTCTTCAGGCACCAGTCCATGTATGCCTTGCTCGTCGTGACCTCGATGAGTCGCTTGTTAGCCTGCCCGTTCTTGGACTTAGCCACTGCGTTACGCACGGCGTTGGCGAACAAACCCTGAGCTTCTTTAGGCAGACGCTCCATGTACTTCACCCACGACTCGGTCCAGTTACGCTCGATGGTCTGCAGCGTGCGGTGCACCACCATACAGATAGCGGTCTCGTTTGTAGGCACCTTGGCTGTGTCGGGCGTGTCCTTGATCTCCTGCAGCTTGGGCATCTGATCACCGATCTTCACGTACGTAGCCAAGCTACGTGCCGACGCCACACCGATAGTGCCCATGAGTGCTGCGGTCAACTCGTGATCGGACAGGAACTCCCGCTGCTTGAGCCAATGTGAAGCCAGTTCTGCTGTGCGTGGCGTGAAGAAACTTACCCGTCCCGGCGCTGCAGGGTGGAAGATGTGCTCGTTCTCGTCGGGCTTGCTCACCTGCTCGAAACTCTGGAACAACTGCGGGTTCTCCATGACCCAAGCAATCATGATCGGGTCGATACCTGCGTCGATAGCGAAGTCCTCCACCCACTCGACGTTAGTGGGCTTGCGCGTGCGGATCACAGTAATACGGTTGCGTGCATGTGCAGGCAGCAGATCACCGACCCCCTCGGCCCCGAGGTTGGTCGTCAGGAACACGATGGAATCTTTATGCAGGCCCGTACGCTCAAGGATGATCTTGAGCATGGCGTTTTTCACAGCGGGGTTGGCCTTGCCGAACTCGTCGACCATCAGGATCACAGGCCCGGGGATGTGCAGACCCAACTCCTCGTGCGGCACAAACTGAGCGCACATGGCTTCACCATCGGTGGCCTCCTTGATCCGGGGCAGCATGATGTCACCGAGATCTTTAGTGGTGCAGTCGAAGTACACGGGGCGGTGCGTAGGCAGCATCTTTGCCAGAGTCTTCAGCACGGACGACTTGCCCGTACCCATGTGACCCTGTAGCAGCACGGTGTTCTTGGAGCCGCACAGGCGGATCATGTTCGTCGCTTGCGCAATCGACACGTCATACAGGGCAGCGGTGGCGTTGAAGTTGGAATTACTCATGGTCTTTCTCTCAGGTTGTTACAGGTTGATAAACAAACACACAAACACACTCACCAAGACATGTTGGACAGGATGCTGTCCACGGTACGCTTGGTCTCCTGCCGGAAGCTGTCGTCTTCACGCAGTCCGTCAGCCGTCACGCCCATCAGGGCGCTATCCAGTTGCATGTGCAACTGAGTCAGTCGGGAATCTCCAGTGATGTTGAAGTCCTTCAACATACCCAAACTCTCACGCACGTTGTCAACCAACGTGTCGCGGAAAATCTTTCTCGTCCCCTTGTCTGCGTTCTCGGGGTAGTCCAGGCGCTCGGACATGTGCTTGAGTGCGTCGTACACGCGCTCCCATACGTCCTTCATCATGCCGTTGATACGGTCTGTGTACACACGCGCATACTCATCTCGGAGGTACGCCTCGGCCTCGTCCTGAACTTGTGAATACATGTTGGCTTCAGGCACAGGTGGGTAGGTGAAGAAGAAACGGAACTTGTCCTGCAGAGATGCAGGGGTGGGGTACTCGTCGGGGTTGTACAGGGCACCCAGCTTGGCCTGCACGTTGGTACGTGCATAGTCGTATACCGCAAGGAAGTTAGTCACGAGACGGTCGAACTCGGTCTGCATCCCCGTGATCTCGCGGTGGAAGTCAGGGAACTTGGACATGGGAAAGCTACGCTGACCCAGGTCACCCCACGGTGAGGTAGATGAGTAAACGAAGTTACGTGCGTTGGCTGCGAACTTACGCACAGCCTCCAGCTCTTCGCAGTCACCAAGCAGCTTCTTGGTGGTATTGAGCAGCGTCTTGTCTGCGTTGGACGCGATGGCTGCGTCACGCGTGGCGTTCTTGTCTTGCTTGCGTCCGGACCACACGGAGATGGACAGCTCCACCAGACGGATTGCCGTGGTGAGTTTAGGCACGTTGACAGGTGCCGGGGTCGGGGCGTGGATGGATTCGAAGTTCATGATCTTTCTCGCTTTCGGGGTTGATGCGGTGGGAGCCGATCTCCCACCGTCAAATGACATTGTAACACTACATGACACAAGTGTCAAGTATTTGATACTAGATAACACCAAACACCATCAAAGCGATGGCAACGATTGCGACGACGCCGAGCGCGAAGTCTTGAGGTTCAATGTCCATGAGCTGTTCTTTCTGCAGTTGATACACACGGTGAACCCGGCCTTACGGGCGGATGGGGAGAAGATGTTCTTGCACAGGTCACACCACGGACGCAGCTTAGGTCGTGCGGCTTCTTGCGCTCTCGCATGTGCATGCTTCATACGCACTCCTCCTGCATCTCCTCCACCATCATGTCGAACAGCGCCTCGTACTCGTGCAGGAAGATCATCTTCACCGCACCTGCAAGCGAATCGGCCTCGCCCAGTTCATGCGCAGCCATCTCGTCCGCGTCGGGTTCATGCACCATGTACAGGAACTTCTCCCTGCGTGTGGTCTTGGTTGCGGTCTCGGTGATCGTCGTTGTGATGGACTTGGTAATGGTGTAGTCCCCGAGCACCAGCACGTCATCCTCCTCGTAGATGAACTCGTTGAGCGAGTCCACGTACCGGGCTTCGCCCGAGTTGGTGATATGCACCCTGGATGCGGCACGTTTGAAAAACCTCAGCTCCGGGTTGTTGGGCAGCAGAGAGATGAAGCGCTGGACCCACGTGATGTCTTGTTGGGTGAACGGTTTCCACGTCACGCGGAAGGTGAACGGGTTGGTCTTGGCTTTTGAAGTCACTTGCTTTCTCCTTGGTTTGCCTTGCGGCGTTGTTTCGTGCTCATGCACGGGGCTCCGATAGTGATGTACCAACGGTACTCACCGATTCGACGGTGATTCAGCATCAACCGTGGGTTGTGGATCATCCAGTTCTTGAAGTCCTTGACGATCTTGGACTCCAACGCACCGTTGGATGTTTCTCTGTGGTCGATGGCCGGGGGCTCCAGCACCAACCACCCTTGCTTGTTGAGTGTGTCGAACAGCGCGTCGAAGTCCGGCACCATCTTGGTAGGTATGGAACAGGCGCGTGCGCCCCACGCCTCCTTCTTGATGTCCGACAGTCGCATGGTTTAGGCACTCCTCATGTGCTGGTCAATGATCCGTGCGGCCTCGCGCAGGGCATCGGGCGGGTTGAGCCACCAATCTTCTTCCCCAGGGTGCTGTTCGACCTCGCTCAACGTGGCATAGATCTCGGACAGGGCAACGCGCAGTGCCTCGTGCAGGGGCATCTGTTCAGGCTCAGGGTCTTGCTCCCCGGTGAATTCGGCTTCGACAATGCTTGCTGCCACTTGGATGCGACCGGCCTGCATCTCCTCACAGACGCACAGGAACGAGCCGTCCGTGAACCGCAGGGTGATGCCTTCGTCGAAGTCATCCACGTACTCCACCGCCTCGACGGTTTTACCGATGAGGGACTGGAACATCCAGTTACTGGGGTGCATCTTCTCGTCCATATCAGTTTCTCCGCATCTGTGCAGCGTCGATGGCTGCTTGTTGGTTGAAGACGGGGACCGCGTTGGATTTGTGGAGCGTGGCTATGCCCAGGCAGGCGGCACCTGTGTACTTGTTTGGCGTGGGCTTGAGGGCCAGCGGGGCACCGGTCTGGGATGGGTTGAGGGATGCGGGCACGGGGGCGTGCCGCACGTGGGGTTTGGGGTTGAGCAGGGGGCTCGGGGAGTTGACGGGGCGGAATCCGGCACTCCTGTATTTACCCGCGAAGCGGGTCGGGTTGGGCGGTGTGCGGTTGGTGTTCACCGGGTGTAGCCTTTCTCTCGGTTGCAGCGGGGAGAGCCAATCTCTCACCGTCTAAATAACATTGTATCACAACAAGCGGGGAGTGTCAAATTTTAGCGGTGTGTGGTGAGGTGTGTGATGTGGATGAGAAGGGTGGAAAGAAGTGGAGGAACGTGATATGTACTGGAGTGTTGTGAAGTGTAGAACTGCAAGTCCTTGAAAAGCCTCACTTTTCAACTGTCTGAACCGGGTCGGGTAGTTAATGTTCGGAAATGGCCTCCGAACACAATCCGAACACTGCACCCCTAATGTTCGGAATCGGGCAGGCCATTTTTCCCCCTTAGTACCCCCTGACCTACCGAACATTCGAACATTATAAGATTTAATAAGATTTACTAAGATTTACTATATAAGATACACCACTAGGTGGTGGTAGATGGGACTGCTTACAACGCGTTGACACTTCTAGATAATGTTCTGTGACCATCCGAACATTCCGAACATTGCAAGAACATTAGGCACCGAAAACAGGTGATGGTCGCCAGATTGGCTACAGAACAATCCGAACATTCCAAACTACTACATTAGAACAACCCGAACATTTGGTCGTAGCTACGTTACGAACAATACGTTTTAGGGGCCGATTGGGCCGCTCGCCGCTCGCCGCTGCTCGGAGAACTGGTTTCGGGGTGTTGGGGGTGCTGAAATGGGTGTAGCGTTGTTACGGGCAATGTGGTCCGCACCGCTGCGCGGGGCTGGTTGTGCCCCTCCCCGCTGCTCGGAGAACTGGTTTCGCTCCCCAACAATGATGCTGGGGTGATGTGGTGTGACGTGTGGGATGCGGGGTGTTTTGGGTGTGTAGGGGCGAAAAAAAGCCCCGCCGAAGCGGGGCTTGAAGGGGTCAGGGTATCAGCCGACTGCCAATTTCTTGGCGGTCTTGGCGCGGTCAACTGCAGCGCTGATTGCGTCGAACTCATCGCGCCATTCAAACTTGGGGTCTTCCTTGGTCAGGTCGATCCCTTGCAAGAAGAGCAGCACGGGGCCAAGCAGCGTAAGGTAACGCTCTTCAAGGGTTGACTTAGGTTGTTTACCCTTGGCCGGTGCGGTCTCCAGCCGACGAAGCTGCTCGATCAGGTCCGCCATGTAGGCGCGGATTCGCCCGGCGCGGATCTTCACAAAGTCCTTGCGCTCTTCGCTCATCATCTTCCAGTGGATCGACTTGCGATCCTCAGAGGCGCGGAGGTCTTCGACTGCGGAGATTCTGTGCTCTTGCCCGTCGCGCATGTAGACCGCAGCGATGGTGTTGCCAAAACGCGTAACAGTCACGACGTCCTGAACCTCTTGCCGGGTTTCTTCGGCCATATCCTTGCCGGTCAGCATCGCAGCGCGGATACCCTTGCCGTGGAGAATGTCAGCCAGAATTGCCCACGTCGTGGCGGCAGCATCCGTGGCTTTCATCGCCATCGGCAGAACCTGAAGAACCTCAGGATCTTTGGCAAGGTTGAACTTGCCGCCGATGAAACCCTCCGTCGCTGGGATCCAGTTCGCGTCGTCCTCCGTCGGGGCGACGGATTGAGCGTTTACCAGAACCTCAGCGGCGCTGGCGATGGCACCCTTAGGTGCGTTGATACGTGAAGCCATGATTTGATCCTTTCAATCAAATCGACCATGTGATGCGCACCATTCACCCGAATGATGCTGCACTTGGCGTCGTGGTCAGCGATGCCATGGGTTGAACTGTAACGGGTTGATACGTTTAGGCAAGGGATGGCAGGGATTGATCGTAACAGGCTACGGGCAATTGACCCACCGGGGTGGCACCCCCCAAAATGACGTTTGGTTCCATCGCGCCTCTAGGTGCTACTATTCCGCGCCCGCGATGCCCAATTTTTACGTTTGGCTTTGTAGGTACCCACCCCCGTCTATATAGAAACACCCCCCGTCTATATAGAAACACCCCCCGGTAGGAGTCCCAACCTCCTTGTGTTTTGCAATTTTTGTGGTATGTTCCGCATCACGCTTGGTTCCATACCAAGTTGCGAACATCTATGCCTAGTGCTCCTGAGCTAGTTATTACTCCAGACCTCGGGGTTATCGTTCCCCCTGAGGATATGCCCCACGCGACGTTGCGTGAACGGGCTGCTGCTGCATGTAAGACCATCCATGTGCTTCTGGAGAATGGTTTGGACCCCGAAACCCTGGTGCATGACCCCCAAGACGACGTAGTTGTCGAAAAGCTACTGACTTCGTACGCCAAGGACGAGGAGGCCACCAACAAATCCATGACTCCGGCGAAGTTTTCGGCCATGCGCCCCGCTGCAATCCTGCAGTTGGAGGATGCGTTGCAGGAGTTCAGCCATGTGGTGGTGCGTAATGCGGTCCAGATTCGGACGTTTGTTACTAACAAGCTGCTCCAAGAGGCGTCAAACCCTGATCCCAGGGTGCGTATTCGTGCTTTAGAGCTTCTGGGCAAGATTTCTGACGTTGGTTTGTTCACGGAACGCTCGGAAGTGACGGTTACCCACCGGTCTACGGATGATTTGAAGCAATCGTTGCGTGAAAAGCTCCAGGCGTTGCGGTCCAAGGCCCTGAAAAACGATGTGGAAGACGCAAATGTCATCAATTCCACCCAATTTGCCCCTGTAGATGACGTTCCGCTGGTTGTAGACCTCGATGCGGAGCTTGGGATGGCTCCGGAGGAGCTGAATTGACCGTTGCAGACACGTTCGATGACCTGACAGACGACGATATCGATCTGTTGGTTGCCAACATCGAGCAGTTTGACTCTTCGGAGCAGGAGGAGATCCTGCAGATTGCAGAAGCCTTGTCAGGCAGGCGTCAGGCCCAGCGTTGTCGGGACGATCTGATCGAGTTCTGCAAGCACATCCAGCCGGATTACAAGGTTGGTAAGCACCACCGGATCTTGGCGGACATGCTGATGGCGATTGCCGAGGGTAAGAAGGATCGGGTGTGCGTGAACATCCCGCCTCGGCATGGCAAAAGCCAGCTTGTGTCGATTTATTTCCCAGCGTGGTTCATCGGCAAGTACCCTACCAAGAAGGTGCTGATGGTCTCGCACACGTCAGATCTGGCCGTGGACTTCGGGCGCAAGGTGCGTAACATCATCGATACCGATGCTTATAAGCAGGTGTTTCCTACGGTGTTCCTTGCGCAAGACAGCAAGTCTGCGGGTCGGTGGAATACGAACGTCGGGGGTGAATACTACGCCTGCGGCGTAGGCTCTGCGTTGGCTGGACGGGGTGCCGACCTGCTGCTGGTTGACGACCCACATAACGAACAGGACATCATCAACGGTAACTTTGAGGTGTTCGACAAGGCGTATGAGTGGTTTACGTACGGTGCCCGTACTCGCCTCATGCCGGGTGGGCGCGTTGCCATCATCCAGACCCGCTGGCATTTGAGTGACCTGACGGGTCGGGTGACCAAGGATATGGGGCAGAACCCCGATGCGGACCAGTATGAGGTCGTGGAGTTCCCGGCGTTGTTTGACCGTACGGATGGCACACAGAGTGCGTTGTGGCCCGAGTTCTATGACGTCCCCGCGCTGCTGCGGACCAAGGCGTCCATGCCGTTGTTCCAGTGGAATGCACAGTTCCAGCAGAACCCCACCGCCGAAGAGGCGTCGGTCATCAAGCGGGAGTGGTGGAACACTTGGGAGGGGGAGGACCCGCCCAGGTGCGAATACATCATCATGTCCTTGGACGCGGCAGCGGAATCCCACAACCGTGCTGACTTCACGGCGCTTACTACCTGGGGTGTGTGGTTCAACGAGGAAGAAGATTGCCACAACATCATCCTACTCAACAGTATCAAGAAACGGTTGGAGTTCCCGGAGCTGAAGACGCTTGCGCTTGATGAGTACAAGCATTGGGAGCCAGATTCGTTCATCGTTGAAAAGAAGTCCAGCGGTACGGCGCTGTATCAGGAGATGCGGCGCATGGGGTTGCCCGTGCAGGAATACACCCCGCACAGAGGTTCCGGGGATAAACTTGCCCGACTCAACTCCGTAGCCGATATCGTCAAGTCCAAACTGTGCTGGGTGCCACAGACCCGGTGGGCAGAAGAGGTTGTGGAGGAGATTGCCGGGTTCCCGTTCATGTCGAACGACGACTTGGTGGACTCCACGGTGATGGCGCTGATGCGGTTTCGCCAAGGTGGGTTTGTACGCTTGCCTACGGACGAGCGGGAAGAACAACGGTACTTCAAGAGCAGCCGGCGTACTGCTTACTACTAAGGACAGATCATGGCTACAAACATCGACAGCGCACTCTCCCCGATGGACCCTATGCTCATGACGGACGAGCCCGCCATCGAGATTGAAATCGAGGACCCGGAAGCCGTAAACATCGGAATTGATGGGGTCGAGATTGAATTGACGCCGGAAACCCCTACGGCGGAAGATTTTGACGCAAACCTCGCGGAGTTCATGGACGAGGGGGAGATGCAGTCCCTGGCGTCCGAGATCATTGCCTTGGTGGATGCGGACATCAACTCGCGCAAGGACTGGGCCGAAGCCTATGTCAAGGGGTTGGAAGTTCTGGGCATGAAGTATGAGGAGCGTACCGAGCCGTGGAACGGTGCATGTGGTGCGTATTCCCCGCTGCTGACTGAGGCTGCAGTCAGATTCCAGTCTGAGTTGATCACGGAGACATTCCCGGCTCAAGGACCGGTTAAGACGCAGATCATCGGGGAGGAGACCCAGGAGAAGAAGGAAGCTGCGATACGCGTGCAGGACGACATGAACTTCCGCCTCACAGAAGAGATGGTGGAGTACCGGTCGGAGCACGAGCGGATGCTGTTCAACCTGGGCCTGTCGGGGTCCGCGTTCAAGAAGATCTACTTCGACCCCAGCCTTGAGCGTCCTGCTGCTCCGTTCATTCCCGCAGAGGACATGGTCATCCCGTACGGGGCGTCAAACATCTACAGCGCCGAGCGTGTAACCCACGTGATGCGCAAGACCGAGAACGAGATCAAGAAGCTGCAGGTAGAAGGGTTTTACCGTGATGTAGAGCTTGGGGAGCCTGTGCGGATCTTCACGGATGTGGAGAAGAAGAAGGCCGAGGAGCAGGGCTACAGCCTGACCGACGACGACCGGTATCAGATCCTTGAGGTGCATATTGACTGGAATATGCCCGGGGATGAGGACGAAGACGGTATCGCGCTCCCTTACGTTGTTACCATCGACCGGGGTACATCGACGGTTCTGGCTATCCGCCGTAACTGGGACGAGTCGGATTCTCGCAAGCTCAAGCGCCAGCACTTCTCTCAGTACACCTACGTGCCTGGGTTCGGCCCATATGGTATCGGCCTGATCAATCTGGTTGGTGGCTACGCACGTGCGGGTACGTCGATTCTGCGCCAGTTGGTTGACGCAGGCACCCTGAGCAACCTGCCCGGTGGCTTGAAGAGCCGGGGGTTGCGAATCAAGGGCGACGACACGCCCATCGCCCCGGGCGAGTTCAGGGATGTGGACATCCCCAGCGGGACGGTCAAAGACAACATCATGGCCCTGCCGTACAAGGAGCCGAGTCAGGTTCTGGCGGCGTTGCTGCAGCAGCTTACCGACGATGGGCGGCGTCTGGCGGCTATTGCTGACCTGAAGATCAGTGACATGTCTGCCCAGGCCCCAGTGGGTACGACGCTGGCTATCCTTGAGCGGCAACTCAAGATCATGGGTGCGGTACAGGCCCGGGTGCATGACAGCCTGAAGATGGAGTTCAAGCTCCTGAAGAAGGTTATCCGTGACTTCCTGCCACCGGACTATTCCTACACCCCAGAAGGCGGCGACCGGTCGGTCAAGCAGTCTGACTATGACCAAGTGGAGATCATCCCGGTCAGCGATCCCAACGCGGCCACGATGGCGCAGCGGATCATGCAGTACCAAGCTGCACTGCAACTCGCACAAGGGGCTCCGCAGATCTACGACATGCCCCAGCTTCATCGACAAATGCTGGAGGTTTTGGGGATCAAGAACGCGGCCAAGCTCGTGCCTATCGAAGACGATCAGACACCAAAAGATCCTATCTCCGAGAACATGGCGTTCTTGACGGGGAAGCCGACCAAGGCGTTCATCTACCAAGACCACGAAGCCCATATTGCGACACACATGGCCCTGATGAAGGACCCCATGATCATGCAGATGCTTGGGCAGAGTCCGATGGCGCAGCAGATGATGGGAGCGATCATGGCCCACATTTCGCAGCACTTGGCGTTCAGCTACAGGGCTCAGGTGGAAGAGCAGTTGGGCGTGCCGTTGACCGCACCCGATGCTGACTTGGATGAGAACACGGAAGTCCAGTTGAGCCGTCTCGTGGCGCAAGCCTCGCAGCAGTTGCTGCAGAGCAACATGCAGAAGGCCCAGGCACAGCAAGCGCAGCAGATGGCCCAGAACCCTGAAGTACAGATGAAGCAGGCCGAGCTGCAGTTGAAGGCCGAGGAGTTGCGGCGCAAGGAGGCTGACAGCCAGCGTGACTTCCAGATCGCTCAGGGCAAGTTGCAGATTGAGCAGGCTCGGTTGGCACTTGATGCCCAGAGAAAGCAGGGGGAGGACCCCCGCCTGAAGGCGGCTATGGCGCAGCAGGACATGCAACACAAAGAGCAGCTTCACCAGCAGAAGGTCAGGCAACAGACCCAAACAAGTCAGATGCGCATGCAGCAGCAAGCGCAGCAGGCTGCACAACGCGCTGCGCAGCCCAAGCCCCAACCCAAACAGTAAGGACGAGTCATGGCTACCACTGCGTTTTCCGTGGTATTGAAAGAAATCGAAGAACGGCGCGATGCACTCGCGCAGGTTCTCATCTCGGGTGCGTCAAAAGATTTCCCCGAGTACAAGTCAATGTGTGGAGAAATCCGGGGTCTTTCTCTAGCGCATTCCTTTATCACCGACCTCGTGCGAACTATGGAGCCCACCTGCTCTGCATGCTGCCAAAGGCCAACGACGAGTACGAAAGCGGGCTTGTCAAAGCCGGTCAGACGATGCACTTTGAAGAGGTGATGAGCCCCGTACTGTTCGTGGCCAAGATGGGGCCTGACGCATTCAAAGACCCTTTGCGTTTCCCCAGCGGGCCATCCTGCAAGGTGGGTGACTTCATCCTCGTGCGCCCAAACACGGGTACACGCCTGAAGATTCACGGCACCGAATGGCGCATCATCAACGACGACAGCGTTGAAGCCGTTGTGCAAGACCCTCGCGGGATTCAACGGGTATAAGGAGTAACTCATGGCTGAATTCAAGTTCCCCGACGAGATTGAAAAAGAAACCGCCGAGACCAGGGTCGAATACGAGGTCGAAGGCGAAGGCGACACCGAGATTGAGGTCGTAGACGATACCCCCGAGGTAGACCGGGGCCGTACTCCGATGAAGGACCCCCCTGCGGAAGTCACGGACGAGGAGTTGTCGCAATACAGTGACAGCGTCAAGAAGCGCATCCAGCACTTCTCCAAGGGATACCACGACGAGCGTCGAGCCAAGGAAACCGCACTGCGGGAGCGTGAAGAAGCCCTCCGCGCTGCAGTAGCGCTGGCTGAAGAGAATAAGCGGCTCAAGGCTACGGAGCGCAAGAAAACCGTCGATGCTGAGCTGGCAGACGCCAAACGCAAGCTCCAGCAAGCGTATGAGACGGGGGATTCTGGACTTCTGATTGCAGCGCAGGATGCGCTTGCCGCAGCAAAAATTGAAGAAGACAAACTGAAAAGCGGGGAAGGTTCTTTACAGCGCGAAGAAAGTGCGGTACAAACCCCTCCGGCAACTCAGTCGCCGCCCCAAGTTGATCAAAAAGCCCGTGCGTGGCAGCAAGCCAATCCGTGGTTTGGAGAAAATGAGGAAATGACGGCGGTTGCGTTGGCAGTACACAAGCAACTTGTGAGTTCGGGGGTAGACACGAACAGTGATGGGTATTACGACGCGATCAACACCCGCATTCGTAATCGTTTTCCAGAAGCGTTTTCCTCTGGAAAGACCCGGAAGTCTGTCGTATCCCCAGCCACGCGTAGCACAGCGCCCAAAAAGATCGTGCTGACGCAATCACAAGTGAGTATCGCCAAGCGGCTCGGACTGACCAATGAACAGTACGCCCGTGCGGTTGCGGAAGAAATGAGGAAACAAAATGGCTGAGAATAGAATTTCACGTGAATTGGACACCCGCGCAAAGGCTGAACGGCCTAAGCAGTGGATGCCTCCCCAACTCCTGCCCGATCCGAACCCGGAAGAAGGGTATGCTTTCCGTTGGATTCGCATCAGCACCCTCGGGAACAACGACCCGATGAACGTCTCCTCAAAACTCCGCGAGGGCTGGGAGCCCGTAAAAGCAAGCGAACATCCTGAGATTCAACTGGGTGGAGGCGGTTCAGGTCGCTTCCCCGACAGTATTGAAGTCGGTGGTCTGCTGCTTTGCAAAACCCCAAAGGAGTTCACTGAACAGCGTAATGCCTACTACCAGCGTCAAGCTGAAGGGCAGATGCAGTCGGTGGACAACAACTTCATGCGCGAGAGTGATGCTCGTATGCCGCTGTTCAAGGAACGGCGCAGCGAAGTGTCTTTCGGACGCGGTTCCTAATCTAAGGAGTCTTAAATGGCTTATCCGACGATTGAAGCTCCCTACGGGTTCAAACCCGTAAATCTAATCGGGGGGCAAGTTTTCTCGGGGTCCACCCGGAATTACCCCATCGCCTACAACTACAACACGAACATCTTCTACGGGGATTTCGTGCAGTTGACCAGTGGGTATGTGACCCTCCTGGCAAACACCATTGCTGGTAATGCGGCAGTTGGCGTTTTCCTGGGCTGCTACTACACCAACCCGTCCACCAAGCAGCGCCTGTTCTCGCAGTTCTACCCTGCGAACACCCTGGCTGGCGACATCACCGCAATCATCTGCGACGACCCGGACACGGTCTTCAAAGCTGCTGTTGTGACCGCTGCCGGTACGGCGACGATTGCCTCTGCCTCGTCTATCCTTGTGGGTCAGAACATGGCTGGTAACACCAGCACGGGTTCCGCCTCTACGGGTAACTCGGCGGGTGGTGTTGTGACTGCCACTACCTCCACGGGCAACTTCCGCGTTTTGGGTCTGGTGCCTGATACGCAGATCGTTACTGGTGCCACTGTCGTTGCTGGCGGTACTGGTACATCGGTGACTGTGTCTGGTCTGACGGTTGGTCAGGTTATCCCCACCGGGACGGATCTTTTCAACGTGGTCAATGGTCAGCTTCAGTTCAGTGGCGCAACGGTCAACGGCGCAGTCACTGTGGCGTCCGCGACCAGTCAGGCGCTTACTGTGACCACTATCGGCACGACTCTTGCCGGTACGGTCGCCCTGGTGCAATCGCAGGAAGTGTTCGTCAAGATCACCTTCGGCGCTCATCGCTACTACGTTGCTTAAGGAGTAACTCAAAATGGCAATTTCACGTGCCCAACTACTGAAGGAACTCCTGCCCGGCCTGAACGCTCTGTTCGGCATGGAGTACAAGCGCTACGGCGAAGAGCACAAGGAGATCTACGAGACCGAGTCCTCAGAGCGCTCGTTCGAAGAGGAAACTAAGCTCGCCGGTTTCTCCGCAGCCCCGGTGAAGAACGAAGGTTCGGCCATCCAGTACGACAACGCACAGGAAGCCTGGACCGCTCGTTACAACCACGAGACCATCGCTATGGGCTTCTCCATCACCGAAGAGGCGATGGAAGACAACCTGTACGACAGTCTGTCCGCTCGGTACACCAAGTCACTGGCTCGCGCCATGTCTTACACCAAGCAGGTCAAGGCTGCAGCAGTCCTGAACAACGGTTTTTCCAGCTCCGTGGTCTACGGTGATGGCGTCTCCCTGTTCTCGACGGCTCACCCGATTGTCTCTGGTGGCACCAACAGCAACCGTCCCGCGACGGCTGCAGACCTGAACGAAACGTCCCTCGAAGCGGCTGTGATCCAGATCGCTGGTTGGACGGACGAAAAAGGCCTGCTGATTGCTGCCAAGCCCCGCAAGCTGATCGTGCCTCCTGCTCTGCAGTTCGTTGCTACCCGTCTGTTGGAAACCAGCCTGCGCGTTGGCACCACCGACAACGACATCAACGCCCTGAAGAACAACGGCTCGATCCCGGAAGGCTACACCATCAACCACTTCTTGACCGATACGAACGCGTGGTTCCTCCGCACCGATGTTCCTAACGGCATGAAGCACTTTGTGCGTGTGCCCCTGGCAACTTCGATGGATTCGGACTTCGACACCGGGAACAACCGCTACAAGGCCCGTGAACGATATTCGTTCGGCGTTTCGGACCCCCTGGGCGTGTTCGGTAGCCCTGGCGCTTAAGGGTTTACCCTTAGCAGAGGCCCCTTCGGGGGCCTTTTTCTTTTGCGCTTCGCTACGCGCAAACCGGCCCGGTACTACCTAAACCAAGCCACCAAATCACTTGTTGACAGGCTTTTTGGCATCGGTTAGAATGTGATCCATGTTCACCGAGGAGCCGAGATGCGCAACATGACTGCCCGAGCCGAAGCGGTAGCCAAGGGCGAAAAGCATTACTTCACCGGGACACCGTGTAAACAAGGGCACCTTGCCCCCCGTGCCACAAAAACGGGCACCTGTACGGAGTGCACAAAGGCCGCACAGCAGGCGTGGTTAGCGGCGCGTCCTGAAAAGGGGCTGCAGTACGCCGCTGCATACCGAGAGAGAAACAGGGAACAGGTCCGAGAGAAAGACCGACTTGCTCAAGCGCAACGCCGTGCAGATATGCCTGAAGCGCATAAACAGTACCGCCTGGAGCACTATCGCAAAAAAGTCGCTGCAGAAGGGCGTGAGGTACGCGCCGCTAATCGCTTGCCGGTTACTGAGCTTGTTGTGCGTTTACAAGAGGTACATGCAGGGAAATTGCAGTACGTAAGCGGGTATCAGTCGATGACCGATAACGCGGTCTTCTTGTGTACTATCCACAATAAAGAAACGCTTGCGCATCCACACAACGTGCTTCGCGGGGCCATACCGTGCCCTGCGTGTAACCACATGCGTTCGGACAATGAGAATCGTATTGCTGCGTTTCTTTCGCGGTTTTCTACTGTTCAACAACGTAACCGCGAACTGCTTCGCCCGCGTGAGTTGGATGCGTTCCTTCCAGAGGTGCGACTTGCTATTGAATACTGCGGGGACTATTGGCACAGCCATGGGGATCAGGAATCTGAACGCAAAAACAAGAATCGCCACTACGACAAGTACACGGCGTGTAAAGCTCTTGGCATCCGCCTTCTAACAGTCTACGAATCTGAATGGCTAACCCGAGAACACGCGCTCAAACGCCTGATGCGTAATGCCGTGGGTAAGGGGAGGGGCAAGCTCATGGCCCGCAAGTGTGCGTTGAAGAAGACGGAGCTTTCCGAGGCACGAGCGTTTTACGAACGGTATCACCCCCAAGGCGGAGACGGGAGCGGGGAGCACTATGGTCTGTACTGGGGCGATAAGCTGGTCGCGTGTATGCGGTTTACGTTTGGTGCCAATGACAGAGGGGACGCAAGGACGAGGGTTTGGACACTGACCCGCTACGCTACGCGTGTAACAGTTGCAGGCGGTGCTTCGCGTCTGTTCAAGGCGTTCATCGATGAACAGCAGCCGACAGAGGTCAAATCTTTCTCAGACAACCGCTACTTTGACGGGGGTATGTACGCGCAACTGGGCTTTGCGCTTGAGGAAGAAACGGGGCCTGATTACCAAGTGTGGAGCCCCAAAATTGGCCTTCGCCCCAAGGCGCACTACCAACGCCGCAACATCCCCAAACGACTGCTGGAGCATGGGATGACCGAAAACTTTGACCCTGAGACAGACGCGCGATCTGAATCCGAGATGACATTCTTGATGGGGTGCCGGAGGCTGTATGACTGTGGCAAGAAGAGGTGGGTCTGGAGGGCTTGACTCCCCCACCCCGCTATGCTACCCTGCTACAAACCTAGACCTTCACGCTTGCCGACCGACTAGGCGGACTTCTCCTCAGAGACG